ACTCGTGTCCACACTCCCTAGCACCGACACCTCAAACTCTCAACCTGGGCAAATTCCGCCGCAGGAATCGGCAATCATAAAACGCCTGGACACACCCGCCAGATATTCTGTTCGGACATGCACAAAGTTTTGGAAAAGATTTGACAGTAGGTGTTGGCAACGGAGTTGCTAGCCTGCGCGGGAATGGAGCGATCTGATGATAGTCGGGGAGCAGATATGGACGTGCGGGCATCGCCGTCTTCCATGTCCACTCACTCCTACGTTGCTCGTTCCATTCCAGTCAACGCCTCCTTAGAGCCATAAGGCTTTGACGCTGACCAAGCGGCATCAAAGAGCAACGGCTCTTGGGTGGCATCTTAGGCACTCCGTGCCTTTTAGAGTAGTAACTTTCTAAAACATTTTCTAAAACAAAAAGCGTTGCAATTCAGACATTGTTTGCATGGTAGCACAATTTTCAATCTTCCGAGCAGGCACACACACGGCCAATTCGGGTCAGACAATCGCCTTTAGCCAGGCTGACCTTGAAGCAACCGTTAACGCCTACGATCCGGCGCGACACGAAGCGCCTCTTGTTGTCGGGCATCCAAAAGCGGATGCTCCTGCATATGGCTGGGTGAAAAGCCTTGCCTTTTCTGACGGCGAAGTCTCAGCGGAGCCGCACCAGGTTGACGCCGCTTTTCAGGAGATGGTCAGAGATGGCCGCTTCAAAAAAATCAGCGCCAGTTTCTATTTGCCTGACGCTCCACAGAATCCCGTCAAGGGCGTGTATTACCTGCGCCACGTTGGATTCCTGGGCGCACAGCCACCAGCCGTCAAGGGCTTAAAGGACGCCTCCTTTACCGACGGTGAAGAGGGGGTTGTCGAATTCGGCGATGTGCTTGACCGGGACTTCGCCGACTTATTCCGCACACTCCGCGAATGGATTATTAGCCAGTTTGGTTTGGAGGCGGCCGACCAAGCTCTACCCGGCTGGGAGGTTCGGTCAGTCGAAACCCAGGCGAATGCGCCTGCGGAACCGGCGGAACCCAGTGGTCTCGCCTATTCAGAAACAAACACAACCAAGGAGACGGCAATGGAAGCCAAGGCAAAAGAGGCGTTAGACGCCAAAGCTGCGGAACTGGCCGCAAGAGAACAGCAGCTAAAAGCCAAAGAGAAAGAGGCCAGTGCGAAAGAAACGGCATCTTTCTGTGACGAGTTGGTCAGGCAAGGCCGAATCTCGCCCACCCACGCGAAAAGCCTACGCGAACTTTTACCGGTGATTGGCGACCTTCCGGTTGTGGAGTTCGGCGAAGGACAGTCCGAAACGCCGTTAGCGCGACTCAAGTCTTTTTTGCAGTCACTACCCAAACAGGTTGATTTTTCGGAGCTAAAACAAGAAGCAGCGCCGACAAGCGTGAGCTTCACAGCCGCGCCTGGCTACACCGTTGACGCCGCCGGACTGGAACTCCACGCCAAGGCGGAAGCCTACCGAAAAGCCAACCCACACGTCACATTTATCGAAGCGGTCAAAGCCGTCCAATAGGAGCAACAATGCAGAACAACATCGCAATCTTCAACTTGCCCGTCAAACTCACGGCAGCCGTCAATCATTACACCTTCGTCAACATCGCCGGAGCTAATTCCGCCGCTGGCACATACGCCCTGGGCGTTGCACAGACCGACGGCGTAATCGGCGACATGGTGACGGTCGATGTTATCGGCACTGTCCAAATAGTGGCCGGTGGCGTCATAGCCGTAGGCGCACAGATCGAAGTGGGCGCAAATGGCAAAGGCATAACCAAAGCCTCCGGCGTAGTGGTTGCCCGCGCACTGGAGGCCGCAGCCGCAGCCGACGATATCATCGAAGTTCTTTTAATTCCGAGCTAGGTCCCAGCAACGGAGTATGCCACCCAAGAGCCGTAAGGCTTTTAGGCTACTTAGGCAGCGTAAAAGCCTTACGGCTCTAAGGGGGCATCCTGCGCGGAAATGGAGCGAGCCGATGCAGTTGGCGAGCGGATATGAAAGCGCAGGTCACAAGCCAAGCTAACACCCCAACCACGTCACAGGCGTCCGTTCCACTCACTCTACTACCTCCTGTGACTCTTAGGCACTCCGTGCCTTTTAGAGGAAAACCAACATGCCAATGAATGCAAAACAAACCCGGGTTCTCGATCCCATCCTCACGACAGTAGTTCAGGGATACAGACAGGTTGGATTTGTCGGTGAGGAGTTGTTTCCCAGGGTTCCTGTTGGAACGTCCGGCGGTCAGATATTGGAGTTCGGCAAAGAAGCGTTCATGCTGTATAACACGCAAAGAGCGCCGGGTTCGTCAACTAAACGCATCAGTTTTGGTTACCTGGGCAAACCGTATGCACTGGAAAATCACGCGATTGAAGGCATTGTTCCACGCGAGTACCAGCGGGACGCATCCGTGGTTCCAGGCGTGGATTTGGCGACAAGGGCTATAAACAGTGTCATGCGATCCATACTCCTGCCTTTGGAGATAGCGCAGGCCAGGATTGCCACAGACGCCAACAACTACGATAACAACCATAAAAAAGTCTTGACGGGAACCGCCAAGTGGAGTCATGCGGACAGCAATCCCAGGGCTGACATTGAAGAGGCCAAAGACAACATCCGCAAAACAATCGGCATGAGACCAAACGTGCTGCTGCTCTCGCCGGACGCCTATAGTTGCTTAAAGACACACCCCGCATTAATAGAGTTTTACAAGCACACAACCCACGATGTCATTACCGCCGCAATGTTGGCAGTGCTGTTAGAGATTCCGAAAGTTATTGTTGGCGAGGCCATCAAGTCCACTGACAAAGGCGTGTTCAGCGACATCTGGGGCAACAACGCAATTTTGTGTTATGTCGCACCCGGCGGTAGCACTGCGGAAGAGCCAAGCTATGGCTACACGTACACCATGGAAGGCCACCCGCTTGTAGAAGAGCCTTACTGGGACGATAACACCCGCTCATGGATATACGGCGTCACCTTTGAACGCGCTCCCGTCTTATCTGGAATGGACGCCGGATACCTCTTCCAGAATCCGAAATAACATGCCATACGCCACGCCTAAAGACGTTCTCGAACGCCATCCGCTCAAACGGATAGCGGAAGTCACTGGGAGGACTGACGAGAAGGTTGAAAAGCGGTACGTGAGTGTGGCTGTGCAAGACGCATCCAGCGAGATTGACAGTTACGTCGGCAAAGTCTATCCGCTTCCCCTGGCTTCTCCGCCGCCCGTCTTAAAGCGTATATGCGTGGACATAGCGGTTTACCGCCTAATGTCACTTCTTGATAAAGAGTCTGTAGAAGATGCGCGGCGGCGATACGAGGACGCCCTCAAGTGGCTGCAAGAACTGGCCGCCGGACTGATAGAGCTGGAAGGCGTAACCGATCTTGCCAGCGGCAACAACCAAGTGAGCTTCACTGCGCCAGGGCGCGTGTTCGACGCTGATGGCCTGAAAGGGTTTTTGTGATTAAAGAGATTGAAGACGCCCTTGTCACACGAGTCAGCGAGATTATGAACCCCTTTGGGTTCGCAGTGGAGCCTTTCCCCGACAACCCGGACAGCTATACCTTCACCCATCCCCTAGGCGCTGTCCTGGTTGTCAACAAAGGTAGCCGTTATAGCCCCCCTGAAACTATGGGCAAAGCCATTCAGGATCGCAAATTGACCTTTGAACTGACCGTCATGGTCAGAAATCTCAGAGAGCATCGCGGCGCTTACCCAACCATAGACGCTCTGGCGTTAGGTCTGGCCGGATGGAAAGCGCCCGGCGCGATATTTGGCGCTGTATTAGAGCGGGACACCTTTGTTGACCGCCGCGCCTCAGTTTGGACGTGGATTCTGGAGTTGGAAGTCAGAGCCTACCTGGTTCCTAAACCAAAACCCGATGCGCTCAGGCTTGGCCCAAACATCACAAAAATAACGTGCAACACAGAACAGGAAACATTGGAGGTAACAAATGGCGAAAGTTAAGTATATCTACAGCGGAGCGCCATCCTGGGTGACGCTAAGGGAGAAAGATAAAAAAGGAAAGTCCATCCAAACAGAAGTCCCCCTGCGTACCGGCGCTGTAGCCGAGCTTGATCCTGAGAATCCGTATGTAGCGAGCCTATTGGACAGGGGACTACTTGCGAAGTGTACAGATGCGGAAACATCTGCGGAAGCTCCTGCTGAAGCGCCAACCGAGGCTCCTGCGGAAACTCCCGGTGAGGCGCTTACCGAAGCGCCTGCGGAAGTATCGGAATTTTTCACAACCGAAACCAGCAGCAAGAAAGGGAGACGCTAATGGCAGGCTACCATCACGGAATTGAAATCAAAGAAACTCTGGCAGGCGTCAAGGGCGTTAATTCGCCTCCAACCGCCGTCATCGGTCTGATCGGAACCGCTCCCAATTTTCTGGGAGTCAATTCAGAGGGCAAACCAACCCTGGTGACTAGCGATAAAACTGCCGCCGAGTTTGGGCCGGACTTGCC